GATACCAGATTTGGTTAACCTGTTTCATGTACTGCTGCGACATTGCCACATAGGGCGATGCACAAGCAGAACCAGTTGTCGGATGTTTTGCAAGAAATCCATATTCTGAAATAGCATCCTCACACTGAATCCAACGGGACACACTCATGGCATATTGCTCAATAAGCTGCTTGCTGATTAATTTTTCACAGCCTCTCTCCTTAAGCCACATCCATGTTTCCTTATAAATTTCTTCTGCCGCAAATTCTCCACCGTTCTTCTGTTTAGCCTTCATGTAATCACTTGGGGCTGGCATATCAACACCATCGAATTTTGCATTCACGGGTAATTCCATGACCTGCAATTTTCTTCCTCCCGGATTACCACTGTTCACTTTCTCAGTTAAGGCTTTGGACTTGCGACCTGCACCAACGCGAGTGCCACCTCTGGCAGTTCCATCTCTCGCCATTTTTTACACCTCACTAAACTTTTTAATTTTTGGGGGTTTATATTCCCGTTTGAATACGCCTGACGTGTGCGTTTGACCCCGGCACCGTTCCCTATGGGGCATTGTTTTTCACGAATTGACCGCCCCCTACCCTTCTGATATAATCAAATTGGAGGCGGGGCTTGGCTCTTGAAAAGCCTCTTGACTGATTCCTTGCAGCCGAGTTCGTGGGAATGGAAGCCTCCAACGAGTTACTCGGTTGCTTTTTTATTGTTGTGCCATCTGTCACCACGTTCTGCATGGATTCGTGCGTGACAAGACCTACATAAAGAAATCAGATTGCTTCTATCGTGTGTTCCACCTTCTGCCAGTGGTTTGATATGATGCACTTCTTCTACTTCTACAAGAATGCCTTTCTCAAAACACCTCTCGCAAAATGGATGTGCCTTCACGTAGCTGTCACGTATCCTCTTCCATACCCGACCATATCGTTTCTTAGTCTGTGGATTGCGTTCATACTTTTCATAGTTATGGTTGTGTAGTTTTGTATGCTCATCACAATATCTTCCATCAGTCAGTTTTGGACATCCGGGATGGGAACAGGGACGCTTTGGTTTCCTTGGCATTCACTCACCTCCCGTTTTTAGGCATAAAGAAAGCCCTCACGGTGGGGCTGCCACCATGAAGGCTGTTCCTTTATCCTTTTCGCTAGTTTAACAATATCAGATTTTGAGTTGGACATTTACGGACATTTACGGACAACTTACATGAGATAGCGCTTTGTCATGCCACCTACGTACAGTTCGTTCATCTGCACAAAGCACATCTCCTATCTGTGACCACGTACAATTTTTAATGTAACGGTAGACAAGAACTATCTGCTCATCCTTATTTTCCAACATGCTGATGGTTTCCATGATTTCTTTCTTCAAAACCAACAGCCGCTCTAACTTCTCCATGTACTCTCGTTCCTGCTCATCTATCTTCTGGAGTGTTTTAATATAAGGGGAATCCGTATTCTTGGTTGCATTAAAATGCTCTTCGAATCCGGGACTTGAAACCGTTGTGGATAACTCCCTTAAGGTTTCAATCTCCTCCTTCAATATGATAATCTCCTGCTCCAAACGGTATGCCCGACTTAAATACTCTTTTGCTGTCATGAACCAACCTCCTCGTCCAATTTCTTAATCAGCATTTCGGGGTCGATTGCTGTCAGCTCTCCAAACCAACCGGAACGAAAGAAACATAGCACTTCCTCTTTCCTAGCCTCCGCGTCTTTATTCTTTCTACCCTTCGATAGTTTCTTAGCGGCATCTCTGTAATCCTTAACAGCCTGCAAAATAATGGCATTCGCAAGTCTTGTGTATGGATTATCCTCGTGATTACTCTGCATAATCAACACCTCCGAAAATATGAAATTTTCCCTTGGATTTACTCTGATTGACTCTGATTTAGGTCAGCCTTAACCGCATCGATTAAAGCAGCCTGTGTGTTGTCCTTTTCAGACAAGGCCTGCATGATTCTTTCATCAATAGTGCCTTTAGAAATGATATGGATAATTTTTACCGTTTCGGATGTCTGTCCTTGCCTCCAAAGTCTGGCAACCGTCTGCTGATATAACTCAAGCGACCATGTGATTCCAAACCACACCATAGTTGCTCCACCGCTTTGGAGATTTAATCCGTGACCTGCTGATGCCGGATGGATAAGAGCAACAGGTAACTCTCCTTTATTCCACCTTTCAATGGATACATCTGAATCTAAACGTTGATATGTAACTCCCAACTTTTGTAATCTTTCCTCGATGCGGATAAGATCATGCTTATACCAATAAGCCACCATCAGTGGTTTGCCATTTGCCGCTTCGATGATATCTTCCAGTGCATCCAGTTTTCTTTCATGAAAAGTAAGATAAGATTCTTCATCGGTATATACTGCTCCGTTAGCCATTTGCGACAATTTCCCAGAAAGGGATGCAGCGTTGGATGCCGTAATCTCTCCTCCCGGCAGATTCAATACCAGTTCCTTCTTTAACTCCTCATAGGTTTCCAGTTCATTCACACTAAGGTAAACAGGATATTCTGTACTGATAAGTTCCGGCATTTCCAAATAGTCTGTTGCCTTCATGGAAATGGTAATGTCCGAAATCTTATCATAGATTGTCTCTTCCGCACCCGGTAGTAACTTATAGGAATACACGATGTTTCCATTTACCCTATCTGGTTTAAAATAATTCAAACGGTACTGACTGATAAACCTTCCAAGTCTGGCACCCATATCAAGCACCTTAAATTCTGCGAACAAGTCCATCAATCCATTAGAGGATGGTGTTCCGGTAAGTCCCACAATCCTTTTCACTCCCGGTCTTACTTTCATAAGAGCGCGAAACCTCTTTGCCTGCCAGTTCTTAAAGGATGACAACTCATCGATTACTACCATGTCATAGTCGAAAGGCTCTCCACTCTGCTCTATCAGCCAAGGCACATTCTCACGGTTGATAATATAAATATCTGCATCCTTCTTCAGCGCCTTTATCCTTTGTGCAGCTGTTCCTACCACGATGGAATAACGTAGGTCTTTCAAATGCTCCCACTTTTCAATCTCTCCCGACCATGTGTGCTTTGCTACACGTAGGGGTGCAATAATCAAAACCTTGTCTACCTCAAAGGACTGATACATCAAATCCTTAATGGCTGTTAATGTAATGGAACTTTTACCCATTCCCATATCAAGCAATATCGCTGCAATGGGATTATTCTTTATAAATTCAATAGCGTACCGTTGGTACTCATGCGGATTGTATTTCATCAATAATTCCTCCAATCTGACTCTGGCTGTCTAACACATACACACGGAATCCCAATCTGCGAAGTAACTTATGCCTTGAAAGCTGTAACCGTCTTGGTTCTTCTCCCGGTGCTTTCACTTCCACAAAGGCAAACTTCCCATGAGGTAATAAGACGATGCGGTCGGGAACCCCATCAAATCCCGGTGACACCCATTTAGGACAAATGCCGCCCCGCTTTTTGACCTCCGTGATTAACTTCTTTTCTATATCTTTTTCACGCATGCCTGCCTCCCATCAAAATTTCTATGTGACGGTCTATGGTGGTCTTATGTAAAAGTTCTCTATAAGGCTTTTTTTTACCCATTTTTGCCCTTAAGGGAACTTTTGTATAAGAGTGTCATAGACCGTCATTTTTTATATTTTTAATGCTCTTTTGACTAAAGTTTTTCTGAATGTAAGTCACGACCTACATCAATGACTTACACTCGACCTGCACACGCACTTAATCAAAATCTTCCATTTTGACCTGCACGCCATACACAAAACTACCTTTAGAGGTCCTTCTGCGCTCATATCCTGCCTGTGTAACAGCAGCATAAAAATCGGTGGTACTACGCACATACTCTCCGGTGCGTAGGCAGTATGCTCTGTACTCCTGATAGAAGTCCCCCGATTTCTGACAATAGGAAGGGTCTATTTCACAGCATTCACTGATAAAAATGCCAAGCCAGTCGTTATCCGCTTTGTAGGCTTTGATGGCTTCATGTACGATGAGCGGTCTGTCAAAATTGAAATCTTCATCATAAGCTTTCTTGGCACCCTCTATAATCCATGTCATGATTGCGGGACCAGCATTTTTTAACAGATAGTCCGTGTAGTTCTTGATATCCGAATTTCCAGTGATTTTTGCATTGAATGGAATTACGATTAATCTCCTCCACAAGCCATCATCACTAGCTCCTACCTTCGGTAAATGGTTCGTATAAAGCGTAATGGTATGGGAAGGCTCATACTTGAATGGATCTCTATATTTGCGCTCGGCATAGATTTCATCCGTACTACAAAGTTGCTTTACTACCGCAGAATTCAGTCGCATTCCCTCTTCCGTTTCCGATGCAATGATGAGACGCTTACCCTTAAGTTCTGCCATCTCCGGCTTTACGTTTCTTTTGCATCCAACGGTAAGTGCCTCGGCAGATAACTTGCCGCTATAAGTACCAAGCACTTTAGCAATCGTATTAAAAAAGGTTGATTTCCCGTTTGCACCGGAACCTACCGCTACCACAAGATGCTCTTGGTACACTTTCCCAAATGCCGCCAAACCAATAATCATCTGCACATAATCAATAAGCTCTTGGTCACCGCAGAAAAATAACTGCAATGCATCAAGCCACAAATCCATTCCCTCATCTCCCGGTGCGCATATAGTCATCTTCGTGATAAGGTCATCCGGATTGTGTTCCCTAAGTCCTGCCAGTCCTTTGGTAAGGTCATAGGTTCCGCTCGGTGTATTTAAGAAATTCTCATCCTTATCGAGGTTCTTCACATCAACAGCAAGCATAGGTTTTGCTGTGTTCAATGTCGCTGTTACATACTTCCAATCTCTGCGTTTCATAACAAATGTCAGGTACTGCTGTGCTGCAAGCAGGGCAAAGTACATAGGCATCTGTGCTGCCTCCAGCTCTTTTTCTATCTTCTTATTGCCTGCTTTTACGGTTTCTTCTGCTACTCCACTATCGATGAGTGCTTTCTTGGCTCTCTCTACCGCATCCTTAGCATCCACAAGTTGTAAATCCAAGAACTCCTCCACAGCTCCAACAGCAAGCTGTCTGTCTTCAATCCAGCGCTGACCGTCATAACGAAGAAAATCCGTGGCGTCCGAGTATCTAAGTTCGTTTCCATACTCACGAGTCAGAACCTTCGCTTCTCCAATGTCAGAATAGTCATCCGGTTTTAAAGAATCCGCACCACCACCAAAATCATCGTTATAATCTGATGGTGGAACGTAACCGGATTGGTTCTGTACCTTATTTCTGAAAAACTTAAGCGCCGAGAACCAGATAGTGTTCAGTTCCGAATCCTCAAGCGGTGGATCGCACTTTGCAGCTTCATCAAGAAAAATCTGGTGTGCCTTATCTCCCTCGCCATAACGCTTAAGCACCCTTCCTGCGAATCTGGACAAAGTGTTATTACGAGTTCCGGCAACAATGGGACCATGACTACCTCCCATGTCTTCGTCTTCTTCCAGTTCCACTTCCTCATCAATGAATGACCACCCTTCATGCCACTCCACTTCTCCAGCATCCGCTCCAAAAATAAAACGTGCTGCGTCCAAAGCATTGTCATCGAAAAATGGCATTGCCTTTTGGATGCATCTTTTTAAAGCGGCATAGTCTTCTGCGTTGTCCATTTCTTCTATAGGGAAATAGACATGCATCCTCGGTCTTGCCGACTCATTATCCTTAGGAAGTAAATGGTGTCTGCTTGGAACAATGGCATAGGCAATGTGTGGTAACATTTCATCCAGTTTTTCTGCCGTAATCCATTTAGCCGGGTCATCCGTATGGTCGTTGTCACAGTCCATAACAACCACATTGGATTTGAGGAAGTTGGAAACACTGCGATAGTTTTTTGCAAACTCTCCGCATACATGGTCATACTTGGCAGCCTCCATGAGTTCCTCCGCACTTGTTACTACCACCCTGTTTGGATAGATGCAGTTTCTAGCATCGGAACGCACATTGGCTGTGTACATTACAAATTCCATGATGTTTCCTCCTTAAAATATTTAATTTTCATGTTCTTTCTCTTTGCGAAAGCAATCTCTAACTTCATCCCCTCTGTCGGTTTCCCAAACACCCACAGTTGTTCACATTTGGAAAGAATCGCGATGTCCATCCTCATAGCGAGGTCTCTTTCGGTCTTCTCTTCCATGAACTGAGGAAGAAGTAAATGTGGTGCAATCGGAATCGCACCTTTCTCTACAGCAAACCTGCTATACCTTCTTGCCTTTTTGGTATTTCCCGCTATGTCCCCGGAATATGGGGAGCAGATATACACAATCGGCCTGTACGCTCTTAACTCACGTTCCATTTTTTCTATTGCTTCAAATGGCACCGGGTCACTGTAGCCTTCTGCGTTCTTGTAAGCTATCCCAACCAGCTCACCTCCTTCAGTTTTTATAGGAAAGAAACTCCTTCACCTTCCTATGGACATGTTTTGGCATTTTGAACGGATTTTTTTGTGGAAAATTTTCTCTGCACGAGTTTTTTCCTTTTATAAGCAAAATGCCGTCAAAAAAAAATTTTTAAAAGTTCCGTTCAAATCTGGAAATCGTGTCCATAGGAAAGTGAAAGGCCGTGAGGATTAACACCTCAGAAAAGTTTTTCAAAAAAATTCCGTTCAAATTTGGATTTCGTGTCCATAGGAAAGTGAAGGTGGAAAGGCGGTGTCAGAATGAGCAACACCAAAGATTCAGTAACCGAACAGCAGATTGATGAAGAATTGGCAGATGTTTTGATAGCCATCAGCGTCATCACAAAAAGGCTGGCAAGAAAAATCATGGAAAATCTTATGACAAAAAAGGAGACAAACAATGAGAAGAACTTACAGACTGGCCGGAAAGACGGTCAAAGTAGCACACAAGAATAAGGATACAGATGCGTTCCCTTGGAACGGTATCTCAGTTCCCATTCTTATTACAGAGGAATACCCTACCTTCTTTGTTGGTACGGTTCTTCCCCACTATGCCCCTCACGGATTCGGATTGTCTCATCCATATCGTGTCACGCTGGACAAGCATGATATTCAGCTTGGGGTAATCATTTTAAACGGAGGTGCAATTAAATGAATGAACTTTCATTGATTCTTGATGAGATGGTTAATGCCGCCAACGGAATGATAAAAGCGGCTAACGAATTAAGAGACTACTTCTCTTCCACACAGGAAGAAAAACCGCAGACCAATGCCCCTTCTAAAGAAGAGACTACATCGGCTGTAGGAACTAAGACTTATACAAAAGAACAGGCAAGAGACATCTGTGCCAGAAAGTCATCCGAGGATGGTGGTAAGTACAACAGCCAAGTTATGGCTCTTGTAAAGAAATACGCAAACGGTGGAACCTTCTCCAAAGTGCCTGCTGAAAGTTATGCAGACCTAGTTGCAGAAGTGGAGGGCATTGGCGATGAGTAGTCATGCTTTCTTATCTGCATCGGCAAGTCACCGCTGGCTTGCCTGTCCCCCATCAGCCAAGGCTAGTGCTGACATTAAGGACACTCCAAGTCCTTATGCCCAGCAAGGGACGGATGCACACGCTCTATGCGAGTACAAGGTACTCTCGGCACTTGGAAAAAACATCCAAGACCCCACTTCCACTCTTGAGTTCTATGATGGCGAGATGGAAGGCTGTACGGAAGAATACAGAAATTACGTTATGGAGCAATACGAAGATGCAAAGAAACACTGCACAGACCCTCTTATCTTAATCGAGCAAAGGCTGAACTTTTCTCGATGGGTACCGGACGGATTCGGTACCGGGGACTGCGTAATTGTTGCCGATGATGTGCTGCATATCATCGACTTCAAATATGGCTTGGGCGTTTTAGTCGAAGCCGAGGGTAACCCACAGATGCGTTGTTACGCTCTTGGAGCTCTGGATTTATACGATGGCATTTATGACATTAACACTGTCAAGATGACCATCTTCCAACCAAGACGGAGTAATGTCAGCACTTGCTCCATGAGTAAGGATGACCTCCTATCTTGGGCGGATACCGTCCTTGCTCCTACTGCAAAATTGGCATACGAAGGTGGCGGAGAATACTCTGCCGGAGAGCATTGTCAGTTTTGCAAAATCAAAGCCTCCTGTCGCAAACGTGCGGAGGAGAATTTGAAAATGGCCAGATATGATTTTGAGATGCCTGCCCACCTTACCGATACGGAAATCTCTGCCATCCTTACACAGGCGGATGAACTGGTATCGTGGGCAAATGACATCAAGGAATATGCCCTCAAGAGAGCTTTAAGCGGCACAGAGTATGCAGGCTTTAAGGTCGTGGAGGGCAAGTCAAACCGAAGATTTACGGATGAAGAGGCGGTAGCTTTCATCGTAAAAGACAACGGTTTCAACCCTTATGAGCAGAAGCTCCTTGGAGTAACTGCCATGACTTCTCTTCTGGGTAAGAAGAGATTTGAAGAACTACTTAGTGGACTGATTGCCAAGCCACCGGGCAAGCCAACACTCGTACCATTGTCGGACAAACGTCCTACGATGAGTACAGCAAAAGATGATTTTAATGACAATAATTAAGGAGGAAAAGATTATGGCAATTATGGCAAATCCTACGAAGGTAATCACAGGCGTGAATACCAGATGGTCCTATTGCAATGCATGGGAACCGAAGTCTATTAACGGGGGAGCTGCAAAATACAGCGTATCCCTCATCATCCCAAAGGATGATATTGCAACTATTAACAAAATCAAGGCGGCTATTCAAGCAGCCTATGAGGAAGGAGAAGCAAAGTTAAAAGGGAATGGTAAGTCCGTACCTGCGCTTTCCGCAATCAAAACTCCATTGAGAGATGGAGATTTGGAAAGACCCGATGACCCTACCTATGCGAATTCGTATTTTGTTAATGCGAATTCTACCACTGCACCGGGAGTGGTAGATGCTGACCGCAATCCAATTTTGGAGCGTTCAGAAGTATACTCCGGTGTGTATGGTAGAGCTAGTATTTCGTTCTATGCGTTTAATAGTAACGGAAACAGAGGCATTGCCTGTGGTCTTAATAATCTCCAGAAGATTAAAGATGGAGAACCTTTAGGTAGCAAGGCATCTGCTGAAAGTGACTTTGCTACTTTTGAAGAGGAAGATTTCCTCTCCTAACAAGTGAATATCCAACTGGTGGCACAATTGGTACACAAGGTGGCAGGGACAGAACCTTGCCACCTATTTTTATAAAAAGGATGTGACAAAATGTGTAAAATAGAATATTTATCAATCGATATTGAAACCTACAGTTCCGTTGACCTTTCCAAATGCGGAGTCTACAAATACGCTGAATCCTTGGATGCAGAGCTTCTACTCTTCTCCTATTCCATTAATGGTGGAACGGTTATGATTGTTGATATCGCACGAGGAGAAACCATACCAGATGAGGTTCTACAGGCACTTGTGGATGATACGGTAATCAAATGGGCATTCAATGCTGCCTTTGAGCGGGTGTTCTTATCCATCTGGCTTTTGCGTAATTATCCACATATCTTCCGTTCTTATAGTATCCCGGAGGATTTTGTCCATAATTACTTAGACCCTTCTTCATGGAAATGCACTATGATCTGGTCAGCTTATATGGGATTTCCACTCTCTTTGGAAGGTGTGGGGGCAATTCTTGGATTGGAAGAACAGAAACTAAAAGAAGGAAAAGACCTCATTCGTTATTTCTGCAAACCTTGTGTTGCAACGAAAACGAATGGTGGAAGAACACGTAACCTCTCAGAACACGCACCGGAAAAATGGGAACAGTTCAAGTCATATAACATAAGGGATGTTGAAGTAGAAATGAATATTCAGAAGAAACTCTCCCATTTCCCTGTACCGGAATTTGTATGGGAGGAATACCATCTCGACCAAGAAATTAATGATAGGGGCATTGCCCTTGATATGAATGTGGTAGAAAACGCTATTAATATTGACGCTATCTGTAAGGCAACCTTAATGGCAACCATGCAGGATTTGACTGATTTGGAAAACCCAAACTCCGTTATGCAAATGAAAGAATGGCTCTCTTCCAAAGGAGTAAACACAGCGTCCTTGGATAAGAAAGCTGTAGTGGAATTATTAAAAACCGTACCAACGGATGTGGCTGACGTGCTTACCCTTCGTCAGCAGCTTTCCAAATCCTCTGTTAAAAAATACCAAGCCATGCAGAATGCTGTATGTGCCGATGGTAGGGCAAGGGGAATGTTCCAATTCTATGGTGCAAATAGGTCTGGCAGATGGGCCGGTCGTATTATTCAGTTACAGAACTTACCTCAGAACCATATGTCTGACCTCGAATCTGCCCGCAATCTTGTTAAGGTAGGCAACTATGAAATGTTAAATCTTCTGTACGATAATGTGCCGGAAGTCTTATCAGAACTCATCCGTACCGCGTTTGTTCCAAGGGACGGATACAAGTTTGCCGTTGCCGATTTCAGCGCTATTGAAGCAAGAGTAATCGCTCACTTAGCAAAAGAACAATGGCGTATGAAGGTATTCGCTGATAACGAAGATATCTACTGCGCATCCGCTTCTGCCATGTTCGGTGTTCCGGTCGAAAAACACGGTGTAAACTCTCACCTGCGTCAGAAAGGGAAGATTTCGGAGCTGGCACTTGGGTACGGTGGCAGTATCGGTGCATTGACCTCTATGGGTGCGCTGGAGATGGGGCTTACTGAAGAAGAACTTCAACCTCTTGTAAATGCATGGCGCTCTGCCAATCCTAACATCGTCCAGTTCTGGTGGGATGTGGATAATGCAGTCAAACAAACCATTAAAGAACGAACCACTACCTCCACACATGGTATTAAGTTTATATATAAGAGTGCCATGCTCTTTATTGAACTTCCCTCCGGCAGACGATTATCCTATGTAAAACCACGCATCGGGGAGAATAAATTTGGTGGTGAATCCGTCACATACGAGGGTGTTGGAACTAACAAAAAATGGGAACGCATCGAATCATACGGTCCCAAATTTGTAGAAAATATAGTACAGGCAATCAGCCGGGATATCCTCTGCTACGCATTAAGGACTCTCTCCCACTGCTTCATTGTCGGCCACGTTCATGATGAAATCATCATCGAATGCCCACAGGATGCATCCCTTGATGCCATTTGTGAACAAATGGGCAGAGTGCCAGAATGGATTAGTGGTTTGTTGCTTCGTGCCGATGGATATGAAACACAATTTTATAAAAAGGACTAAAAAGTAACCGTAAGCGTAACCGTCAGAAATTTGACAGTCACACTTACGGTTTTTACTACTGAAGCATATTTTTCAGTTCTTCAAAAATATTTACTTTTCTTCCATGAAGTGTAGTCTGAGCGATACCTAAAGTTTTTGCAATTTCACGCTCTGTCATATCGTTTGCTACCATATAACAGATTTTACGTTTCTCATCACTTAATTTCTTCACTTCCTTGAAAAGTTCCTCTGCCATCACAAGTCCTAAAGCAATTTCAGAAGGGTCTTTGCTATTTACAGCAGCATCATATCCTTCATCCACCAAACCTTCATATGAGGTTTCGTTCTCTCTTCTTCTCTGAAGATCACGAGAATCTTTCCTCTTCATAGCATTAAACTTACGGTTAAGCATTTTGGCTTGCTCTTCACTTTCACCTTCAATTACTGCATAAAGGTGAGAAACACCATTCAGATTTACGGTACGAACTGGATACCCATTATCTTCATAGAATTTGACTGTACCATAGTCTCCATCCTCAATAGGAACAAAGATAGGATTGTTAATAGTTACGTTTGTTTTGACGCTGATTTTCATAGATTGTCCTTTCTGCCTTGGCTTTTGCCATTTGGCAAGGACACCCATAAAAATCGCGCGACGATTAAGCGGGGAAATATAAACCCTTCACAAAACCACCCAGTCCTGTGAAAAAATCTATATGTATCCTCGCCAAACGTCGCGCGCCGTTAGGCTATGAATATATTTTTTGTAGCCTTTTTACGTCATGCTTAGGACATATTTTGATTGTAATAAGTGTAGCAACCGTGGTATGATATATTCAAATACTGAATATACTTATCATTTTTGAATACCCATACTTGAAAGGAATATGTTTTATGTCGGAATTGAATAAAGATATACTGATTCAGAATATCAAACAGCTAATGGTGAATAATAATATTACTCAGCAACAACTTGCCGAAATTCTTGACATGTCACAACCCAATGTCTCTAAAGCTCTGAATCAACAAGACGGTAAATGCTTTACATTAGCTCAGGTATACGCTCTAGCACAAAAATATAATGTTTCTATTGACTGGCTCGTTGGAAATACCGTTGCGAAACCGCCAGCAAGAGGTCCACGTGCAATTGCTGCTTTTCTTGCAGAGTGCATTGCCAATAAATGTGCAAAAACAACCACTGTTTCTGTTGAAGAAGAAGTGTTTGAAGAAGATTATGATCCTAGCTTGCCATTCCTTTCTTACCATAGAACTCAACAGACCATTACATATCCCGTTTTATACTTTCCAAATTACTGGTCCGTTGAGGAATCTTCTACAACTCAACTTGAATATACAGAGCTGTTCCAAGAAGCTACCCAATGTGGAAATGAAACCGTTAATGTGCAAATCAACAAATTCATAAACCACTTTTTAGAGATCAATACCCTTTACGAAAAAGGCGAAATGTCCGAAGAGGTTTATAATATGGTAGTTGAAGATTTTCTAAAGCGAATTAGTGAGTAACCACCTCTCAACTTCGACAATACCATTTTCGGACATCTTTACATGAAACACCATCAAGTGTCACTTTATGAAAAAAACGCATAAAAATAAGGACTTTCCAGTCCTCCCATTAATTTGGAAGGGCTAAAAAGTCCTTATTTTCGTTATCGCACATAAAGTCCCACTTTATAATATTTCAAAATTTTTTTATTTTTGTTTGCATCCCGGTAATTTCATCTTTACATTTGCATCATCTAGCTTATCTTGCCATTGCTGCAAGGTATCGTCCGGATGTTCATCAATTAACCAACTTACCATAAAATATTGAATATTCGCAGTTCCTAAGTCATAACCTGCCTTTTTCAACATATCGTGGCTATAGTATTTATTCAATTTTAGCGCATTACATAGAGCCACTGCACTTTCTAATTTAATCTGTGGTAATGGATTATTTCTATAACCACTAATAGAAACGGCACTTATATTACTTCTATATGCCAGTTCTTCATTTGTCAGATTTTTGCGGCCCATGTGGTAGCTCAGCGTTGCCCCAAAACCTCCCGGAATCTCATTTGCAAGTCTGTTAACAATATCTGCAACCGATTCTGTAATCTTATCAATTTCCGCTTTCCGTTTATGCTTGTCTTGATTATCCTTATGGTCTGGGTCATATTTTGCTTCAATAAAACTAGATGAACTAACGTCCCTACATAAAAAGCATCTTCTATAAAACGAATCGCTATATGTATCACTGGCACTTACTTTTCGTTCGAAAACATAGCAACATTCATGTACGTGTTCCAATGCATATGGTGTAAGTATTGGCCATCCGGTTTCACTCCTTGTTACATACTTTGGTGCATTGATACAAACCACGCTATTGGCATATACCAATTTCCCCTCTAAATACAGGGTTCGTAGCTCTTCCGACATAAATATCTGAATTAAAGCACTATGCTCATCAATAACATAAGTCTGATTTGCCTTTAGCGTGTTTCTCGGAAATGAAAACGGTGGAAGATATCTACCATCGGAATATACCAGTATTCCATGAGCTTCATCATATCCTAATTCGATAACTCTTATCTTTGCAGCAATCACAGACACCATGAAAAAAGCTGCCAACTCGCCGATTGCAAGTTCCATCAACTCTGCGTTTCTTTTTAGTGGAAATTCTGCATGAAGTCTCCGCAAGCACTCGTCCAATTTTCTTTTTGTCATTTCGGCTGGCATAAGAATTCTAGGAGCCAACTGATTAGCTTGCCACTCCATCCATTTTAATGCTGGAGCGTCTTCTGGAATACCATCGTAAGTCTCTATTATTTCACAAGAAATATGACTACAATTTCCCTGCAATATCTTCTGTAATTCGAATGGTCTGCGATGTCTGTCCCAATGTACACACTCATGTATGATGGTATTATTTGCAGTTCCCACATTATACATGAAATACACATTTGGATTTATTAGCATCGATCCCGGTGTAGTAATAATTTCAACAGTTTCTTTACCTGTAATATCTGTATAAACAGAAACCTTTTCAGCATCAAAATATGTCTTGCCAAAAACAGTATCGTCCATTGGTGCATAATACATTTTCATGCCCATTTCGGCAACTATCTCTTCCACTGGTAGTGGCATCGGCTGTAACAACGCTTTTTTACAATGTCTACGCAAAAAATCCTCTGCATATTTTTCCACATCAGCCTCATACAAATATGGAACAAGGTTTTGGCTTAAACTACGTTCCTTATTGTACTCATTTTTTTCATAAGTCTCCGTCTTAATTACACGCATATGTTTCAATGCGCCACCTTCTAATAGACCTCTGAAGAAAACACAGAAAAATTTATTACGAGCAAACGAATCATAGTCCCGGCCTGCTTTTCCCTGTACCTCTACATCGGCATCTACAGACACACGAATTTCAAGTTCTCCTGCCGGGCTATCTTTAAAAGTAACTCCTTCAACATGAATATCCTGCAAAGATACCCATTTTACATAGGTAATATCATCGTCTTCAAATGACTCCTTATATGCTGGAAGTATCTTATCTACGCTTTCATATAATTCATCGTAGTAATTCTCTTGCATATACTCTTTAAAATCACGGTATTTCTTCAACGAACACTATCCTTTCCCCAATACATTTATTTGGTCAGATTGTAATTATTGCAACTCCAGTATCTTCTCTATTACTCCTGTCAACGTATCACGTACACCCTGTTCGTCATCTTCAAATACGAATGGCAAACGTACAAAATGTATGTTAATATCTCCACCATTACCTTTACTGATTGCAACAGGCATACTCATATCCACATCTTCATACCTAAATTGCGGATATAGCAAATAGACATCCGAAACATTGCGTTTCCTCGCATATTCACAAACTTGGTAAATATCCCCTTGATGTGGCTCATCTCGTACTACACGAAGTGTTTCTTCTACATCCCCTTCAAATCTGGTTAATGCTTTATATTTTGTATCCAGAATAAATACCTTTCCTTTTACCTCTACCAAAATATCATGCCGCATGGTAAAAGCTCCACCATACTCATGACCTTCTATCTGTATTTTATCAATCAATGGCATATCACTCTTTTGCATATAAGTTTTTCCGGAATATTTTCCTACAACTTCTTGCATAAATCCACCAATAAAGCCTTCAAACAATAATTCCGTTGGAAATAGAAAGCAAAATGACTCGTTAATATCCATCGTATAACCAGATGATTTATTTAACAAAAACATCTTACTCATACTCAAAATAATCCTATAATTTCCCTGCATCTTGCTTAAACGCACCATATTACAATCCACAGGTTTACAAGGCACATCCGACACCTCATTAAGTTTCACTAAAATATTACGGATATGTTTCTGATTGCGCTTTGATGTCGAATTATAAATAAGTTTACAGGTATATTTGATAATCCTGTTTATTGTATTATCAAACTCAA